CACTGTCTATATAATAACTCTTATTTACATAATAGTCAACTAATATCTTGAATTTTAGTAAACTTTTTTTATGTAAGTTCGGTCATGCCATACATGCACTCTATCAATGATTTCAACTAATTTTTCCTCAAAGAACTCATTACAATCACCTTCGTGGTACTGGCAAATGCGCTGACCATAGGACCCGTATCCTGCAGCCACCTCCACCTCTTCGAAGGCACCGAGCACCAAATAGTGCTCGATGATTTCTTTGATTTGCGGTACGGTTTTGGTTCTAAACTCACTATAAATATTAGTCATTAGTAATCCTCCATTCTACCTGCATAATACATTAGATTTTTATAATCTTCCTGTGCGTCCTTCAAGTACTCAGCTAGGCGGCGCACGATATGCAACTCATCGATTTCTTTTTCATTCATTAGGGCATTAGCTCCATCTAAGCGAGTAGTTAATTTGAATAAGTAGTTAGATGCTTGATTGAAGAAACTGCCGTTCATGCCGTTAGTAGCGTCAAAAACTTTTTTTGATAATTCGATGCGAGCATTGCTTAATAGGCTTTTGATTTCTTTCATGAGCTTGTCAGCCTTTGCCGCGCTTTCATTTTTCATGCGGTCCTTCATTTTCCAATTGCTGCTCACTAATACTTCTTGGTCGTGTAAGATACGCTTAACTGCTTCATACGCTTCCTGTTCGCTCAAGTATTGGTGCTCAGATAATTCAACTGCCACGCGATGAAACTCAGCGATTTCACTTTCAATCGGTGTGCCTTTGTATTCGTCCACGTAGTCCTCCATCAATTCCAACATACGCTCCATATCTTCTACAAAATTAATCATTTTCTTTTTTCCTCCTTTGGTAGGGGTCGTCCCCTTCACTGTCTATATAATAACTCTGGTTTACATTTTTGTCAACAGTTAATTGACATAAATTCAATTATTTTTTTATTTTTTTTTGCTTCTATATTATGTATTGATAATTGGTCCAAAAACCGGCCTATTTGCTCGATAGGACCCTGGACATATAAACACATGCCGGACCGTGTAAAATCTCGCAGCGGTCACACAGCGTGAAAAGAGAGCATAAAAAAAGGGGGCCGCCCACTTGGAGCGACCCACACGATTTTTTTATTTGAAATGCATACGACCTGAATCATCGACATACACGGTTGCCTTGCTTAGCATTTCGCCATTTTTATCGAAGTAATACCAGTCCCCGTCCACATTGCGCACTTCTTCAGATACCATCGCGCCATTAGACTCCTTGAGATAGTACCATTTATCGAAGTAAGAAACCCAGCCGGTCTTCATGGACCCGTCAGAGTTGAAGAAGTACCATGACTCCCCGATTCGAACCCAACCGGTCGCCATATAGCCTCCTTCGCGCAGCCAGTACCACTGACCGTCCTCTTCGTCCTTAAACCACTGATTTTCTAAGATGTAGCCATTGCCATCGAAGCGGAACAGATTGCCCCCAATGGTCTTCCATTGGTTCTTAGGATAAGACCCGTCCTGGTTATGATACCACCAGCCCTGGTCATCCTTGACCCAGCCCTCCTTCACTTCCGGAGTTTCTGACCCGTAAGGAAAACGGATGTATCCGACCATGCCACTGTAAGAGCGTGTATTATAACGAGCTGGACCGCCCACTTCAAGGAAGTCCCAGTTCCCGTCAATATTTTGCTCAATGGTTTTCAGAGTGTAGCCGTCCGAATCCTCGATGACTAGACCAGTATGACCATAAGGTGACCCCGGCACTTCCATAACGAAAATGTCCCCAGCTTTTGCAGTGACCCCAGGCCCCTCATATACGACCTCGAATCCTTGCGCAGCAGCAGAGTCCAGCAAATTAATCGCATTCCCCCATAACCACTTACCAAAATAATGGTATGCCAGGTAAGCAGGCACATCCGCGCATTGGTAGCCGTAAGCCCCATCGTTGTCGATACCTAGCCCGTTATTCGCTAGATACTTATAAAAATCAAGTACTTCATTTAATGTAACCATATAAATACATTCCTCCTAATTAATTGGTTGGCCAAGGGTCGTCTGTGAAATAACTTATATTAGAAACCCTGATATCGCCTATGTCTTTGTCTGCTGGTATTGGTTCTAAGAATTGGAAACGTAAGTGATTCGCATCTCCGTATCCACCAAGGTACCATGTGCCATAAGGTACTCCATCGTCGTTATATATTGGTCCGATTAACGAAGTGGCGGTTCGGTAGCCATAAGGCATTTGGCCATTTGTTAAGATGAAAACTTTCTTCTCACGGTTTCCAGGATGTGCCACGAATCCAAGCCCACCACGGCGAACAATACCAAACCAACCCCATTGCAGCCCACCAAATTGCAATTGAACGATATCATTAATTCTTCGTACTTTTACGTATGACGCTCCGAGTTTTGAAGTTGAGTTTAGGGTTTTCCAACCAGTATCGCCCGTCAAGACTTCCCATCCTTGATTATCGTTTCCTCGTCTCTTAATCCATTTAAGAGCACCGTTTGTGACTGCTGTGTCAACGTATGTCGTCCCAACAGGAGCGGTTACCTTTCCATTTGGCATTCCTGTCCCATGGATTTCATATTCATGAACTTGACCGGGAGTGCCACTTGGTGTTGCTGTGGTAGTTGGGAGTGTGATGCTTCCTCCACCATCGCTTAACGTAACCACGTTTCCAGAAATACTTAGTTTTTGCGGAATACCTACACCATCTCGCCCGTTTTCGCCTTTAGGACCCGTTGCCCCGATTGGACCTTGTGGACCAGTAGGACCGGTTGGACCAGGTAAACCATCGGCCCCCCTTGGGCCAGTTTCGCCTGCTGGACCTTGTAAGCCATCCGCCCCTCTAGGACCTGGGTCACCAGCTGGACCCTGTGGACCAGGAACACCATCGGAGCCTCTAGGACCCACATCACCCTGTGGACCGCGCTCGCCTTGTTGCCCAGGGTCACCTTGTGGACCACGCTCCCCAGGCTCGCCTTTGTCTCCTTTAGGACCAGGAGTGAGAGCAATGCCCCTCAATTCTTCCTTGGTAGCGAGCTGACTCACATCAACGCTCGGTCTATTTTCCAAGGCTTCAACGCGCTGCTTCAAAGCGCTATCGTCATGCACCGTATCATTATCGGTTCTTGATTTTAATGATTCCACATCGGCTGAGATTTGGTGGATTTCAGACCGTAGACCAGTATCATCATAGGTCCCACCTTGCGCTTTGATTTTTGCAAACAGCTCATAGAGTTCTTGCTTCGTGACAATACTATCGACATCAACCAAACGACCCGTCACTCGCTCAACAAGTGTAGCTTCCTGGGCTGTATCAATCGCGCTCACTTTCACGTTAAATGTAAACGAGTAAACATCCATCGATTGCTCCACTTTTTCAAAATAGATATAACCGATGACCGGCTCGCTTTCCACGATTAAAGAACCATCGAATGGCACTGTAATGGTATTGCCCTCAATGGCAGCTTCGATGGTTTTATAACGCTTTGTATTTTTGAAATAGAACAAGCATAGAACTTTGGTCGCGGTCAACTCATCCACAGTAAACTTAAACGCAGCCGTGCCTTTATCCTTACTGTAAATTTCATGCCACAATTTATCAGCTTCACGATTAGCTGAAGAAATAGTTAAATGCTTTTTAATTACTTTTTCCATGCGCTCCTCCTTTCAAAATAGAAAAGGGCCCACAAAGAGCCCCCTTCGAATTTTTAACCTTCAATATTTTTCAATGAGTTCATGCCATTAACAGCAGCTTCAATCAATGCTTTACGAGAGTCCGCATCTAAAGTGATTCCGGCTTTTTCTAGCTCAGCAATGACCTGGCGCTCTGCAGCTTCGAATTTTTCCTTGCCACCAGCATCGGCCACATGGCGGAAGATTTGCTCCACTGCTTCTACTACTGTAGTTGTAATATTTTTCGCAAGCTCATAATTGCGAGCTTCAGTTTTAGCTTTCAACGCGCTAACTTTAGTCTGAAGATATCCACGCAACCCAGTGAATAAGATAGTAATGAGAATCGCTAACACGCTAACAACACCTTGAATTAATGAATCGTATAAATTTGGCATAATAATAAACCCCTTTTCTGATTAGTCCGGTTTGACCGGTAATTTTAAATATAATGCATGTAAATCCTGAATCTCGCCGTTCCCACCTAAATGGGTATACGACTCGAACAGCTTACCAATTTCTGCAGCATGGCTCACAGTAGTGTAACCGCGCTGCAACTCCGCTTTCATATCGGCATAAAGACGATAACGCTGTGTATTTTTAATACCACCCCGATTATCCAATCCGATACCTTTTACTTCCTTTATTTCTTTTTTAGATTCCGCAACTTCCGCTTTCACTTCTTCGATGTGCCCGGCCATTTTAGACAGCTCCCGAAGAATATCGTCAGCGTTCTTTTTTGCTTGGTTGGACATATACGCAGTGACCACACTGACCGTCCCACCAATTAACGCAATCAATACTGCGTCAGAAACCCAGGGAGCTAACACATTAAAACACCGGGTGCGTTAATGGCTCTGTATTTTTTCATCATTCAGACTCCCCCCACTTCGGCAGCAGCCCCACCAGGCTCCGCGTGCTCTTTCAACCATTCCATCGCATTAGTAAGGTCTAGCTTGCTTAATTGGATGGCTGACATTTCGTTGATTTTTTCTGTAATTTTAGAATCCACATTTTTTAGTTGAGATTCTAACACCGCTTTTTTACCGTATAGCTCATCCACCGCTTCCTGCAGCGATTCCAACTGCGTATCGAACTCGGATGACACACGGTTCAATTTTTCTAAATCGATCGTGACCATACATTACCTCCTAAATTCTAAAACTGATATTATCGAAATTTAACCATTGCGAATCAACATTCGATTTTATCGCTACATCGCCATTAGGTCGAATACTTAAAATGGCTACACCGTAGCTATTATTAAGCGCAGATAAATACAACTGCTTCCCGGGTCTGTATCCTTCAGGCAGCGTAAAGATGACCGTCTCCTGCGTGGTATTTCCACCCCTAGCAGTTCCATGGAAGTACACCGTGCCATCAACTGACTTCGAGAATTGCACAGCGCCATAGTCGATTGTATTCCTCCAGCCACTTGTTAATGCAGCGTCGGTCCATTTAAGAGTGGTCGAACTATCGCTCGGAGTGAACTGAATCCACTTCTGCCAGCCATAGTTCGTTTTACGCCGCATGAACATAATGTCCGTATTATGCGGAATATAAATCTGCAGGGCAAAATTCGCATCATCCGGATGAGTATTCACTTGTAAATAACCGTACTTTTGATACATATTCAGTCCATCCGGCAGGTCGTCCATATTGTGGGAATAGTATAAACCGGTCTTCATGAAATCATTAGCTGACCCGGTAATTTTTAATGATTTACCATTCGGCTGCGTGAGCTTCCCGACCTGGACCAGCTCGCCATTTGAGTAGATATCTCCACCCACATCGAGCGCGCCACGTTCCCACACTTTGTTAATTCCCACGCCTTCAGGAGCCTTACACATAACTACTCGTTCCGGACCCACAATCGGAGCCGTGAACTTAGCTTCAGTATATGCATCCGAGATGATACCATGGACCTCCCAAGATGATGCCGCTGAGAATTTACCGACCAGGTCCGCGTTTGAATTAGTCAACGTATGGACCGTGGAAGAAGTAATCCCACCCCCAGCATTGTCCTGGAAGTAGCCATCATTCGCAGGCTTGACCTGGAATTTTAACTTCATCGTATTCTTCTGAACACCATTCACAATCAGTGGAGCGATTCGAATATTTCTGCGGACCGTGAGAGTCTGCAGGTCGCCACCGCTTCGGACCACTGAAAACTCAATAACCGGCGCAAAGTACTGCAGCACTTGAATCGGAACAGTGACCACATTAGAAGTCAGACCACGGCTGTCCGTGATATAGGCCCTCACTTCGAAATTACCGTGATTCTTGAATATATTAAAAGCAGCGCCGTCCTTAGTGATTACATTTTTTTGACCCACTACTTCGGCATAGTAGCCTTTTAAAGTGGACCCGTAAGTGCCTTCGAATCCCAGGAACTTACACACCATTTCAGAAAAGGTCTGAACGAATATATTTTTTCCCACGATATTCTTCGTGGCTTTTGCTTTATCGGTTAGCTCAATTCCGGCCAGCTTAGGCTGAGTACCAGCAGGCAGCCCGATGTCGTATCCATACTTATACACATCAGACCCGATTTGACTACTTCCATCATAAGTGCGGATGCATAAATCAAGCGTGCCAGTCATGGCGTTAATATTACGCGCAGCATGCTCGACCGCAGGCGTAAACTTAATCGTGGTACCTAGTCCGGACCCAACATCAATCCAATCAGACCCCCACACTTTGTACCATACCTGGTGCGTGAAAGACTCAACTTTTTTATTCAACGTAACAGTCACTTCACTACCTAAGCGGCGGCCACCGCTCACGCTTGCGATTTGTGACATTCGTGGAATTTTAGGAAAATCAACACTCGTGCTGGCAGATACTGACCCAAGGACCCATCCACCATAAGCGATGCCTTCTGTATCTACACTCCACACTTCGACATTACGAGTGGCAGCCCCGTCATCGTCATTCGGGAACGTGAATTCTAAAGAACCTAAATACTTCTTACTACCGGCGATATATAGTGAACCGATATACAGCCACTGAGTAACACCGGCCATTCGTACGTTAAAATAGGCCCCGTAAGTGTTCGGGAAGTCGATTTCATATCCACCTAGGTCATTCCCGATATATACATCAACCGTGGCAGTCGTTAAATTGCTGACCAGGTCCTGGCTTTTGGTTTTAACATCATACTCAACATAGGCCTGCCAGTTACCATTAAAATATTTATAAGCCATTCAACTCTTCCTTTCTTACGGTCCCACATACCGTATTACATTAAATTTAGGGTTCACATTATACTGAGATTCAACATAATAACCGATTTGAATCGATTTCGTGAATACCCCGTTATCAATATGAATAACCCCTTGCGAGATACTCATAACTTCCTTACCGGCACTAATTAGAGAGATTCGGTCATCCGTAATCAGTACCGAAGTATCGCTTTGTGGATTCCCGATAGATAGCCCCTCATTACCAAAACGCATGTTCCGGTCAACCGTATTCCAAACAGCACTCATTGCTCCAAGCTCTGCCTGGATTCCAACCATTCGCTGTGATAATTCGACCAGGTCACGCTCAGCTTGCTTTTTATCTTCTTCCCTAGCATTTACCAGGGCGTCAAATTTAGCACGCCACTCGAGAGTGGTCTCAAGGCTCACTTTCGCTTTGAGCTCCTGGGCGATTACCAGGTTTTGGTCCCTAAGCAGCTTCAACTGGTCCTCAGTGATACCTTTATCAATTTTCGCTTCGATTTTCGCGGTCAATTTATCCTCAAGGTCCTTCAATGGTTTTTTAAAGTCCTCGATAGAAGAAGTATCGATGAACACCTTGCCGTCACGCACGCCCAGTATTTCCTTAGTGCCCTGGACCACACGCACTCGATTCAAGTCGATAGACCCGGCCACGATTTTATTCGCATTAAGCTCGATAATCTGAGCGACCGCAGCGCTGATTTTTTTAGCAATCACTTCATCAGTAGTCATGGTTTGAATGATACGTTCCATGTCCGCAGTGTCCGCTTTTTTGACCCATTCGCCATGCTGCCGCTCGTAAAGTTCCACATAGCCACCGTTCGGCTTAAACCAGGTGTCCCCGTTTTTAGGTTCGACCGGCTCAGTGATATCCGAAAACACATTACCTTGACTGGTAATCATGGCATTAAGGTACTCCACTTGCTGCGTGAGCGTACCCCGGTACTCTTTCGTGCCCTGGCTGACCGTAGCAGATTTACCACTCGAAGTGACACTTAAGCCACCACGAAATGCAATCTTCTGAGAGAAAATCGGCAGAGCCACGAACTCTCATACATATCTGACTCTGCCGACGATATC